CTATTACTAGCCAACGCGATCTAACAGATACTTTTGGTACACCGAAGTTTTATTTAGATCAAAATAACAATCCGATTCACGGCGGCGAATTAAACGAATACGGACTTCAGGCTGCTTACAGTTTACTAGCAGTCAGTAGCAAGGCCTATGTTGTTCGTGCTGATATCGACCTATCTCAACTAACTGCATCAGGTACAGTTCCAACAGGTGATCCTGTTAGTGGAACATATTGGGTAGATACAGGTAATACAGTATTTGGCATTAACGAATGGGACGCAACAAATAAAGTATTTGTAACTAAAACACCTAAGGTCATAGATGATTCAAGTCCAAGCACTGCACTTGATGGCCTAGCACCAGCTGCCAGTTTTGGTATCAAAGGTGACTACGCTGTAGTTGCTACATCCGACAATCAAAATCCAATCTATTATAAAAATTCAGATAACAACTGGGTAATATTAGGTTCAAATTTAGAATCTAGTTTTGAATCAGTTGTTAGCGGTAGTTCATTTGTAAGCCATGCTTGGCAAACCAGTTTCCCTGTAGCAGTTAGCACAGGCCTAAGTGGTTTTGCAACAGATCAAACATTAAGCATTAATGGTCTTTCAGTAACTTTTAACAGCACATCAACCGCGGCTATTGCTACTTCGATCAATGCCGCAACATCTAATCATGGTGTCGCCGCAAAGATTAATTCATCAGGTAAGTTAGAACTATATGCTGACATTTCTGGTACACAACAAGGTGCGGTTGTTCTAGCAGGTACTGCTGTACCTCACATAGGATTAACTACAGGTACATATGCGGCTGTGACTTTAAGCATTGCACCACATACACAAGTTCCACAATATGGAACAAACGGTAATCCAAGTGGAAGTGCATATATCAAAACTACTAGCCCTAGTAAAGGTGCTAGCTGGATTGTAAAATATTACAATGGCAGCACAAAAACATGGGGAACAGTATCTGCTCCTATCTATGCAACTAGTGAAGCGGCTATTAAAGGTCTTGATATTACTGGCGGTAAAGGTATTGCAGTTGGTCAACTATATGTTGAAAGCAACTATGATCATGGTACTGGTAGCACTAGCACTAGCGTAAAACAAGCTAATTTTAAAATTTATAGAAGAACTGCTGTAAGTCCTACAAGTGTTACAGGTAATACCGATGTAAGTTCATTTAGTATTACTACAGATGCACATACTACTGCTGAATACAGTTTCACACTTGCTGAAACAGTTGCAGGTAGTTCTGCAATATCTTCAACACAAAAAGTTACAATCGGTACAGTTGTTACTTCTGGAACTACTATTACAACAACATTTTCAGGACAAGATGTAGTGGCCGCAATTAGCGGTGCTGGTCTAACCAATGTCAGTGCAGAACTAACTACTACAGGTCGTCTAGTTATTAAACACGCACTAGGCGGTGATATTCATATCACCGATACAACTACTGACATGAATAACATGATCTTAGATGTGTTTGGTTTCTCAGCATATGATGTATCATCACAAACAGGTACCGCAAATCTATATGCGTCTGGTGACTATGACACCTATGATTATAGAGCAAGTAATTGGAAGCCATTAGTTTATGAAGCTCTGCAACATTCACCTAACAGTGCTCCTGCAGACGGTCAACTATGGTATGACAGCAATCTAGAAGATGTTGACATTATGTATCATAATGGAACAACATGGGTAGGTTATTTAAATGCATTCCCTGACAGTGATCCTAACGGTCCACAAATCAAAGCCACTGCTCCTACAAAACAGAGCGACGGAACTGATCTAGTTGACGGAGATATTTGGATTGATGCTTCTGATTCTGAAATGTATGGAAAGAGCATCTATGTATGGAATGGCACATTATTAAAATGGGTTAGTCAAGATCCTACAGATCAAGAAACTCCTACAGGTTGGAAATTTGCAGATGCTCGTTGGTCTGATGCTGGTATAGATGATGGTACATATCTTGCAACTATTCAAGAACTACTATCAAGCGATTATCTAGATCCAGATGCACCTGATCCTGCAGAATATCCACAAGGTATGCGTCTATGGAATCTACGCCGCAGTGGTTTCAATGTGAAGAAATATGTAAAAGGTCACATCGATGTCAATGCAAATGATGGTAAGAATACTAGATATAACAATGACCCAATGGATGGTTCTAACATGACTACAGCCTACAGTCCAGATCGTTGGATTTCTGTAAGCCCTAACAATGCCGATGGTTCAGGCTCATTTGGTCGTAAGGCACAAAGAAGTTTTGTTGTATCTGCATTAAAATCAGCAATTGATACTAATAGTACAGTTCGCGATACTGATTCAGTTGTGTTCAATCTAATTGCTTGCCCTGGATATCCAGAAGCTATTCAAAACATGATTGCATTAAACTCTGACAGAGCCTATACAGGATTTGTTATCGGTGATACACCATTTAGATTGAAGGCAAACGGTACTGACCTAGGTAACTGGGGTAGTAACATTGCTGGCGCAGTTGATAATGGAGACGAGGGCGGTGTTAGCCATGATGAATATATGGCCATGTTCTACCCAAGTGGTTATACAAATGACAATGCAGGCAACTATATTGTTGTTCCACCAAGCCATATGATGTTACGCACAATCGCAACTAGCGATCAGAAATCATATCAGTGGTTTGCACCAAGCGGTATCCGTCGTGGCGGTGTTGATAATGCTACCAGCGTTGGATATATCGAAAATGGCGAATTTAAAACAACATCTTTACCAACAAGTTTGAGAGATGTTATGATTCAAACAGCAAAAGTTAATCCTATTGCTACTTTGAACGGTGTAGGAGTTGTTAACTTTGGTAATATCACAAGAGCCAGAGGTACAAGTTCACTAGATAGAATTAATGTATCAAGATTAGTTGCATATCTACGCAGACAGTTAGATTTACTAGCTCGTCCATTCTTATTCGAACCTAACGATAGAAATACTCGTAATGAGATTAAGAACGCCGCAGAAAGTCTACTATTAGAACTAGTAGGTCAGCGAGCATTGTATGATTACATCGTTGTATGTGACGAATCAAACAATACTAATGCCCGTATAGATCGTTCAGAACTATGGATGGATATTGCCGTTGAACCAGTCAAGGCAGTAGAGTTTATCTACATTCCATTACGCTTGAAAAATACAGGCGATATCAAGGCTGGTCTATAATATGGTAAATAATAAAGAATAAGGAGCATATAGATGGCAATTTCCAGTTTAAGTAAATTTTCAGTGCCATTAAATGGAGCAGGACAGAGCGCCACAAGTCAAGGTCTCTTAATGCCGAAACTGAAATATCGTTTCAGAGTTATTTTTGTTAACTTTGGAGCAGGTGGTGAAACCCACGAATTGACAAAACAGGTAATGACTGCCGGTAGACCTGGCATCTCATTTGACAATGTGGTCCTAGATGTTTATAACAGCAGAATGAACTATGTTGGCAAACATACTTGGGATGATGTCTCAATTGTTTTAAGAGATGATATGAGCAATTCAGTCAGCAAGTTAGTTGGACAACAGATTCAAAAGCAATTTGATTTCTTTGAACAGTCCAGCGCATCAAGCGGATCTGATTACAAATTCCAATGTAATATTGAAATCTTAGATGGAGGCAATGGTGCATATGACGCTCTTGTTCTTGAAAGATTTGAACTATATGGATGTTTGATAAACAAAGTAGTTTACCAAGGCGGCGACTATAAGACTAGCGATCCTATGGATATTACCCTAACTGTTAAGTACGACAACGCTCTACAAACAGATGCTAAGGGCGATGCTGTTGGTATTGGTGGTGCAATTGGCCGTACAGTAAGAACACTAGCTACAGGTTAATTTATACAAAATAGAAAGGCCCTTAGGGGCCTTTTTTTGTGGCATAAATATTTGTATGTCAAATATATTCAATAATTTCTTAAGTGGCGTATTCGGAGTCGACGGATATATGAAAGACTTTGCTCACGCTAGTCGATTATATAGAGACGATAACCTTTACGACCTGGCACCTAAAGCAGGGTGGATGTACTATGTAAGGTTAGGAATTAACCCTGCAATCCGTAATAGAATAGAAGTAATAGCACCGGGCTGGGCTGGTCGATATCAACCATTTGTAGGAATATTGGCCAAGGCTGCAGACTTACCAAAATTTAATATTACTACAGAAACAGTTAATCAATATAACAGAAAACGAGTCATTCAAACAAAGTTAACATACAGTCCTATTAGTATAACATTCCACGATGATATGGCTAATGCAACTACTGATCTGTGGAAAGCCTATTATAGATATTATTATGCTGACGGAAATGTTATAACCTCAGGCGGAAATAAAACTTCAAAATCTTCTGATGCATATCAAGATACAAAATATTTAGATTCTACATCTTACGCCTATGGTCTTTCAAATGGACAAACAGTACCATTTTTTAAGAGCATAGAAATTTATTTGTTGAATAAGAAAAAGTTTACCAGCGTTACTCTATTAAATCCATTAATCAAAGAATGGGGTCATAGTGGAGTTGATCAAAGCCAGGGTAATAAAATGATGGACAGTAGAATGACTGTGGAATACGAAGCAGTTATATATAACAATGGTCCTGCATCACAGGTCGGAGTTAATGACAATCACTATGACAGATCACCTAGCCCATTAAGTATTGGCGGCATGGGATCAAATACATTATTTGGCCCTGGTGGTGTTATAGCTGGGTCTGCGCAGGTCTTCGGCGACATCAGTAATGTTAATAAAGATACTAGTTGGATGGACATAGTAGGTATAGGTATTAAAGCGGCCAATCTGGCTAAGAATATTAGTAAACTAACTGCCGCTGGAATAAAACAAGAAGGTTATAGTATTATAACAGGGCAAATAGCCGCTATTGGACAAGCTGGTAGAACAGGAGATTCGTTAAATTATCAAGGACCTGTTATAGGCGGAGTCGACATCTCACCTAATGCTGTTGTTAATAATTTTAAGCAGTATTATAATTCTAGTGTGAACAATAATATTCAGGCAACGGCAATAGATCTAGGACCAGCAAGTGCTAGTAGCAGAGCATTAACAAATGCTCAAGTTGCAAGGGCAATTAGAGAACGATAATATGACCATATACAATAATATTCCGCAAAAGGCAACATCAGCAAGTACTGACGCCACAGTTAAGTTTTTTGATAAATTCTATCAAACTCCAATTGAGATTAATAATACTGCACTAGTGGCTGCGACTGGTTTCTTTGAGGCGAGAGGTTATGGTAGTGATGCGGCAGAGTCAGTTGCTATTATTATTGTTAGCCAAGCCAAGAAAGATAACTTAAATTCGTTTGAAATATTAGATACATTGGGCGGATTTACTGATGTACAACTTAGTGCTCTAGTCGGCGAAATTTTAAATTACAATAGATTTAAAACCAGCACATTAGGTATTACAAAAACTCCTACACCTGCCGACGAGATTCAACGCAATGTGATAGCATGAGTTTAAAGTTTAGTCAAGGCGTCTATCATATAAAAAATCCTGTCAAGTATGTGGGATTAGGTAATCCTCGAT